CTCTTAACTGCTTGGTCTACACGATCAAGATCCATGTTGCTGATGAACACGATGGTGCCTGTGAATTTGAATGTCTTTGGCAGATCGTCATCTTTGAAGTCTGCATTCCAGGAGATCCAACGATCGCCGTATGAGTCTAATGCACCCTTGAGCAAATTCAGAGCTACTGGGTCTTTGAGCACGCTATCGCAGTCGTCGAATACTAAGACTTGACCGTTACCCTCGAACAGAGTTCTGTAGAGGCCTTTTGCTGTGCTGAAGCCTTTGATCAAGCGGAATGCTTTCGGGGTGTTGATACGAGCACCCACTTCGAACTGTGACAGATCTGTGGTGTCTTGCATGCCGTGTGACTTAAGAGCTTTCAACACTGTGTGCGTCTTACCCAGACCGCCCTGGCCTGTGATAATTGCTGATGCGATGGTCTTCTTAGCCACCATGTTGACCATTTGTTCTACGAACTGAAAGCGCTCGTTGATACCAAATTCAGAAGCCTTGGCGCTGACATCGTTGCTTTGTGTGCCGATTACGAAACCCATCTTTGAAATGGTCTCTTTGACATAACCTTCATGCTTTGAACGAGCTACCATCTTGCCGTCTACGAAACCTTCGAAACGGGCCTTTTGCTTGTTGAACTTTACTACTGCTTCCATTTTGTTTCCTTTTTGCTGCATCATGTCTATATTATAACACCTTTAAGTACCCTTGTCAAATAACGGGTTACTTAGGGTGTCATTGTGTAGAAGTAGTAGAAGAAGGGGCCAAATGCAACCAATACAAATAGCGCGGCTTGTGCTAGTTCTTTAAGCAGTGTATTCATAGTAGTGTTCCATTTCGTCTAGTAGATAAACTCGTTTAACAAGTGAGCTGATGCTTGATGCCGGGTGCCAGTACATTTTCTTATCGTCAAAATTCGCATGCTCGTATGATACTGGTCTTGTTATAACGGTGCCGTGTGCTCCGTATACGTGTGCCATAGAGTCCCAGCGTACTTTGACTCTGGCAATAGCGTCTTCTCGCTGATGCTCTCTAGCAACATAAAAAGTCTCAGATCCGTCTTCCCAGATCTCTTTAACTAAGTAGTCTTTTCTAGCATCGCTCATGCTACCTTGTCCCATGCCTTCTTGCTTTCCATTGCGAAGATTGCATAAGCCTCAATAGTCTTTTGAGTCTGGGCCAATGGGTTCTGTTTGACAAAAGCAATGAAGTCAAAAAACGCCATACCTAGAAAGTCTGCGTCTTTTTGTAATACGGAAATTGCTGTGGAAATTTTCATGTCTACTCCTTAAGCAAATTCGTAAAACTTAACAGATGGGTCCAACTTTTGTAATTCACGTGCCGAATTAGTCAATTCCTTGTAACGGGCTTGAACAAGACTACGGGGCAGTTCGCCATCGCAAGTCAAATTCTCGGGGCTCAAATCTGAATCAATACTATCGGCAATCTTTTGACGGTCAACTGCACTATCCAATGTAAGTGCTTTGGCACCAAAGATTGTAGCGTATGCGTTTTTGCGATCCAGATACTTTTTTAATGCTGACATTTTGATTTCCTTCATTCCAAGTCCTTTATAGAAAGATTGGCTGAGATACAATCTCATTTAATACTCCTTGCTTGACTTTTTGCTTTCGCGTGTCTCGCGTTTTGGAGTAACCTCAATTTAACCGTTGTCCCATCTAGGTGCCCCGGTGCTCTGGGGCTTTACCGCTGTTCCTCAAGCGGGCCTAAATGCTCTTTCCTTCAACAACCTTTTTTCTTTAACATGCCTTATTATAGCACATTTTGGACATCTTGTCAAATCTTTCTATAGTACCCAATCGCCCTGAAGGGTTACTAGACTGACCTAGCAAATATAATAGACCCGTCTAGTAAATCGTTAATCCATATTAGATACTCTCTCTGTGATAATCGCTAATAGCGTAGAGATAATAGATACTCCCAGCATAGCAGGCATAGAGATAATAAGAGATAATACCCCAGCAATAAAAGAAATAATATAAAAGATAATCGTCATAGTCATTTTGTTTCTATCTCCCTGATTCACACACTTTTAGCCAACATAAATAGCCTTTTGTTTAGGCTCGATTTATCCACAGGTTATCCCCGATTTATTCTATTAGATCTGTATGCTTACGCTTATATCCCGTTACATTACCATATACTGAATCTTCTGCTGGCGTATACTGCTCTACGCTATATTCGTTTTTATTATCTACTTCTTTATTAGCGTTTATTCGGTCTGTTAGCTGATTAATCTCTAATTCAGTAGCCAGCATTCGCTTAGATATTGCTATTCTATCTTGAATATCGCTTATATCTTTACGCTCATAATACGTTCCTATATAGAATCCCTCTATATTCACTATACCTACTAAATTTTTTGCGCTATTTACGTAGATATACTCTGTATTACTATTGCTTATATCTTTACGCTTATTATTAACATACGCTGCATATTGATCGTAATTACCTGCTACGATGTATTTTTTATTTCTAATCATGTGGATCCTGATCTGTTAAGACTATTACTACGAGTAATGCTATGAGTAAAATAATTGCGAAGCCTGGCATTAGTCTTTTCCTGCTAATATTCCAACTATTGTTGCTATTATAGCCAGAATTAGGTAATACACATCTTGCGTAGCCAGGGAGGTTATTGCGAAGATTACTGTTGCAATATATGCTATAATGGCCATTGCTTATCCCAAGATTAAATCGTTGATATTGTCAGCAATGGCAAATCCCCATTCCAGATTACTCTTGTTGGATTCATTAAATTCTTCCTCTGATTCAGCGTCGATATAACCTTCTAGAGCATGGCCAAACCATGATGCAAATTGATCTGGATTTACCACACCATTTACAACTACACTGGGTTTATGCAGAATCTCCCAGAGTAAATCGATATTAGTAGTACCATCCACACAGGATTCTAGATCTTCGTCTGTTAGTTTAAAAACTGATTTCATAATCTCGTTTCTCGTTGGTATTGTCTTCTTTGTCGTCTGGGTTAATCTTCTTTAACCATTTGGCCGGACTATCCATTACATGACCTTTACCCCCAAACTCCGATACTAATTCGTGCTGGGCTCTAACTGTCCATATTGTGCCGTGCTCTGAGTGATTACCTTTTATTCGAATACATTGTACGATCTGACCAATTGATTGACCAAATACTGATTCGATGATAACCGCCAGGCAACCCGGCTCTAACTCGTTATTCATTATCTTTATTTGATTCTATTTGTGCCAGGAACATCAAGTACATCACAAAGATTAGAATAGACATTCCCATGATCTGAACCATAAGCGCAATACCCATAATCTCAGAGGTTGCTGTTACCACGAACGATATAGCAATGATAGCAATTACTGCCATTGCTGTGTATAATACTGCTTTTAATTTGTTATTCATATTTTAATTCTTCCCAAACTCTTTCTCGTACAACCGTATCCATTGCTTCTTCGAAGCCTTCAGTGCTGGATAATTGTTGCAATAATCCTTTTACCTGATTCCAGGTTAATCTCGCACGCTTAGCTAAATCGACGATTCTGAATACTTCATAATCACCTTCTTCGGTGAACATTCCATATTCTGGAATAACTACATTATTAGACATAATAATCCTTATGAGGGGTAATATTGAGAGAAAATATTATTCTCAGCAGTTTCGATTATCTCCTGAGTTTCAGCAAATAATTGAATATCCTCAGAACATATTAGACCAGCATTATTGGCTTCGAATAAGACGCCTAAAAGCATAGAGATTTGTTGAGCATTTAACTGAACAGAGACGGTGATTTCTTTTTCCATTTTGTTTCTTTCTTAATATGCCTCTATTATAGCACATTTTGGACACCCTGTCAACCTAAAGTTTAGTAACCCTTCGGGGAGCTGGGGTATTGACAAAACACTCGAAAGATGTTAAAATCACTCCTCAGTATTCTCAGCTTCCCATTCGTACATATTCTCGCTGATGCAAAACTCTGCATCAAGTTCTTCAGGAATCTTTTGCTCAACTTCGGCCGCTGACATACCAGACAACTCGTAAAAATTGTCGAGGCCTTCAGTGTAAATTCCAGCAAAGCACATACCTGACTCATAGTATTTTGCTTCAACCAGAAATCCCATTTTCTCGAGCTTCTCATAAAAAGCAATTGGTGGTGCCCATGCTGTATCAAATACTGCATCAATTGTATCAGGGAAATCTTCATAGGTGTCGACGCTATGACATTCCGTATCCCACTTCGTTCCCCATTCATTCACGCAAAAATCATACCAAGAAACATAACCAAATTTTGCTAGGTTTGCATTTGTCAATGCTTCGTCTGTCTGAGATGATGCTACTGTCTCAGATAGTTCTTTCGGTACTGGGACAAACTCTGAAAAGAATCTACCTTCAGTCAAAGCGTTGCGCGCTCGGATAATCATAGCTGGGTCTCTATGAGTGAGACGAACTGTATTATTGCACCAATTAGGCATATCTATTCCTTAAACCAAATCAATTTGTACTTGCTTACCAATTTGAGTAGTATTCATACTAGTCATACTAACCATTGTTGGTAATTCTTTGTTTGCTCTTTCAGCAAAATAACGCTCGCTACTCAAACGCAACAACCCATCAAATGCGGCCTGCTTCAAACTATGATGAGCATATACATTAAATATACTACCGACCGTAGTATATATGCCAAACCCATCTATAATCACTCTGATCTTTTGCGAGTTCTTAAATCCATGAATCAATGTCTTAGTACGCATTACAATTCCTTAATCAACATAGTAATCAACTTGCTCTGTCAAAGTGTTTACTGCGCTAGTTACATCTTCAAAGCATTCTAGCTCTGATAACAGTTCTCCATCGCAAGTAGCCTTTTCTAGCATAGCTTCTATTTCTGCCAATTTTTCTAATATCTCGTCTCGCATTATCAATATTCCTTTTTGTTACCATCAGCTTCGTTGTCGTTATAGCCTGCAGTGTAAGCCACAATCTCTGCTGGGCTCATCTGTGCCATATCGACACGACGTGAATTGTGAGTGTCGCCTACGAAATAGTGTGGCCAATAATCACGACCATAGTAAGAATCTGCTGTACCACGATCATATGGACCACCATGTCGTTCATCATATCTAGTTTGTTCTTTAATCATATTTTCTCCTTACCAAGCCAACTCTTTTGCTGGGAAACGAATCTGACCTTCGTAGTCCAACTGATTTTGCTCGAACTCTGTAAGGTAGTCGTTGGCCACCACTTCCCAACCAATGATATACTCACGAAAGTGTTCATTGTCCTGCTCAATCTGTGAGCGCAGAGCCATCACAGTCTCTGTAACTTTGTTGACATTGATCTTCTTGACCACATAGTCTGAGCCGCCCTTGGCCTTCCAGTAACTAGGACACTCGCCTTTGCCGTCCCAATCATGGGCGCCGTAGTTCTCATAAACCTGTGTAGTGATCAATAATTTAGCCATTTTCTTTCCTTTTCCTATCTTACTATGTCTTATTATAACACCGTTTGGACAAAAAGTCAAATACCCTTTTACTGATAAGGGTACTCGGTTTCAAAATCTTTTGCCATTTGATCTCGCTCAATCTGCTCGATCACGATCGCAACCGCCTCTTTGGGGAGACCGGTGATCTTCGCAATTGCCAAATCGCTAAGACCCATTTCTACGCACTCCAAGAGCTCTGCATATAGACTTTTCATAACACTCATATTGTTCTCCAAAAATACATCAATAATAAAAATTTTCTTATTTGAAAATTAACCGGTTTTCAAAATCCAATCTAATGCATCGCGCTTCAGGTCAAATGCATCATAAACAAAACCATCAGCAACATCAACGACATGCCAAACTGGTACAAGACGACCTCTCCGGGTCTCAGTAAAAGACTTAACAACTTTGTAAATTATCATACTGTTTCCTTTTGATCCATCATTTCAAAAATGATAAACTTTGCTACATTCAATTGCTTACGAATCAATTCTTTTGACGCCTTGCTGTTAACGTCTGCGGCATGCTGATATGCTGTGAGTTCTTGCACATCTGACAAGATGCCTGCTACGACCATCTCCAACCCTGACATTTTAGCAGTGATGCTTTCCATATACTGCGAACGAATGTCATCTGTTGTCATACCGTACATCTGAATTTCTCGCTGATACTGTGTCATCTTATAAGTCCTTTTTGTGCTGTTCATGCTTTATTATAACACCATATGGAAAAAAAGTCAAAGCAAAGACCCGGCAAAGTACTCGGGTACTTTGGCAGGCCTTGACAGGATACTAGAAAGATGTTATAATCGCGCCTTGGGATTATGTTAACCAGCCCTTTAGTGAGATATATGTCCCATCGGTATATTCAGCTTCTATTGAAAATGCGCAAAGACATAATAGATAAACTATTACCCACATTAATGATTTAATCATTAGATATTACCTGATTGAATATCGATTTGATATTGATTATATAATCGATAATATATTTCTCTAATATCGTTAGGTAATTTAGTTGCATCCCACGATGAATGTGGATTATCTTCTTTTTCAATTTGCTTAGCAACAGCATTAGCTAATTCTCGAGATAATTTAATCTCATTAGCAGTACCAATTGGATGTACTTCAAAATCACTCATTCAATTACTCCTAGTTGTCGTTGAATAACTTCTACAATTTCTTTTCGCATGCCTTCAGTCATTTCTAAATATGCCCAGGCAGGCAGATATTCATCTAAGCGATTTTCATCTAATGGTTGTGGCATAATCTTTTTAGCAAACTCTTCCAACTTATCCACAGCCATCCATTTACCGCTTACATCTGTACCTACCTCATCAATAATATCTCTTGCACTAATCATCTATTTTCTCCAATTCTAATGGACCATAAAACCACCACTCGCATTCACTTTCATCTTGCCAACCATTGTCTTCAAGAAGATAAATGCCACCGTCACCAAACAATTCTATTAGTTCATCTAACTCTTCTTCTGTTAGTTCACCTTCGACAACTTGAATGTCACTATACCAGCCATCGTCGAATGTGTCTAAATCCCATTCAGTATCAGGAATTTCAATAGTGTTTACGCCATGAGGATTACTTAAATCAACTACAGGTTTAGTGTCTCCATCTGTAGTTAGTAATACTTTACCCCAACGAAATCCTTCGATGACATTAATCCTAACACCATCTTTATTCATGAAGGTGTGAGTCTCAGCAGACTTCTTATGCTTTGTGCTTAGTTGCCAAATAGCCATTTTATTCCCCGTGATGAATAACTAAGTATTCGACATTCTTTATTGCTTTGATTGGTCGGTAAATTTGCTGTTCACCATCCCAGCCATCTTCGCAAAACAAAGGATCACCTGGTTGAACTGGACTAAACTGTACTGTCTCTTCAGTGTGATGAGATGTTACCGATAACGATATAGGAAACCCACCTCTAAAATTTTTAGATGGAGATGTCAAGCATTTTCGTTCTCGAGCATACTCGAACACTCTAAGAGATACTTGAGTAGATGTTCTCATTGTCATTTTAATGTCACAGTTGCTGGCTTGTAATAATTTGATTGACCGAGATCATTGATCGTTGCTTGAATAACTTTATTCGCAAATTCGAGTAAAATAACATCGGTTGATTCCGAATGATCTAAAGGATCTCTATCAAGTATTGTAGTATATTCGTCAATTAAATTATCAAGCATATTCTTCCTCTTCTTCAAGTGATGAACAATAGTCATTGTACCATACATCAAATCGAATTGGATCGATTTCTTTTAGCATGTAACCAAAAGAATATTCGATACCTGCTAGATCAACCGCAGGATACGTATCATTTAGCATATCCATAAAATCTTGTTCAGACATATTAATCTTTCTTAGGGAATCGTGCTGTAGGATCTGAGCGAACCTTCATACCTGAATTTGATTTGCCCCTTGCCGATACTGGCTTAGGATTCTTTCTACCTTTGATCAATTGCACTGCGCCACCTGCGGCCATAAAATTAGCAAAAGCTTCTTCAGATAAACGACGTGCCTCATCTTTTGAAACTGGCGGTAGTTCTTTTTCTTGCATCATACTAGCTCCTTAAAATATTGTGCCGACAAATTGTTCGTAATCATAAAACGCTACGAGTTTATCATCTTTGAAGTAAACTGTCAAGCCACCGAGATCCTCTTGGTCGTCATACTTACCAGCAATGTGGTCTTCAAATTGATCTTGACAATATTCTTCATCCATTTCTTCAGCTACATCGCTGTAGTCTACAGTATGTACAGAATTGTTAATCAGTTCAGATTCTGCTTCAGTTAATGTACGCATTTTATGGGCCTTTCTGTGTTACTATGTCTTATTATAGCACATTTTGGATATCTTGTCAAGACAAAACCCTTTACAAGAAAGGGTTATTGTGTGTTCAATGTTGGTAAGCACTAACATTTTACCTACATTGGCATTAAAACTTATAAATATTTGTGCGAGTCGCGATGCGTCAACATCCACCCGCTCTAATAACTGTAAAGGAGTAATCAGCATGAATATTTATCACTTGTATCGGTCAATTTACGTAAAGCATAACGGCCCGATTCCAAAAGACGAGTTTGGAAGATCTTACGACATTCATCATATCGATGGAGATCGTACCAATAGTGACCCAACAAATCTTGTAGCACTTTCTTTAAAAGAACATTTCGACCTTCATTATGCACAAGGTGATTATCCTGCATGTCGTTTGATAGCTATAAGATTATTAAAACCACACGAAAAATCTAAAGGTAAAACTCTTAGCGAAGAGCATAAGAAAAAGATTGCAGAGTCACTCAAAGGACGAACTCGTTCCGATGAAACCAAGCAAAAAATTTCTAATGCTCATAAAGGTATGCCTAAGCCAAAAAAACCAAAGATTATTGAGAGTTAAGCGACGGGGTGTGTTCACCAATTAATTGACGCTCTAGATTGTGAGCACCGACCTTGCCGCGAACAATGGCAAGTTCCTGTGCAACGAATGATTCCGCCCCGTAGGACCTGATAGCGTCGCATAGTAGCCAGGCTTTGCCTTCAGTCAATGCTCTACGAATGTGCTTTTGCACACGCACTCTTAGGTCTCGCTTTCGAAAGCCCTGGGTGATACCAATGTAGAAATCGCCAGTAACAACATTGGTAAGGCAATACACTATGTGTTTGCGGTCAGATCGTTTTTTCCTTATCATGTCATAATTATATATGCTTTTGGACAAGTTGTCAAGCACTTTTTTTGAGTATCTAGATTTATGTCAACAATGTAATTAAATTTTCAAGATCGTTACCATGTAATTGTGTCCCAATTGGATATAATTGCCAGGCGCTCATTGGAAAGTTTTCACCGTATGCAATACACTTATAATCAAAATTTAATTTTGATAAAAACTTGGAAAGAGATTTTGCGTCAACATGAAATAAATAAGAACAACTTGCAGAATGTGTATGAAATTCTTTAATTATTATAATACTTCCTTCAACTAAATTATTAATACATGAATCAAGTACATCTCCGGTTTTAGACATTTCAAAATCTAATCTTTGGTCATCTTTGTATAATTCGGAATATATACTCCTAAGATCAATTTCCACGATATTAATTGGATCTAGTGTAGTTGATAAAAATTCTCGCATTACAACAGGCGCATCCCCTTTTATGTAAGTAATTGATTCTACTTTACTAGGCTCTCTGATAGACCATAAATCTGACGCAATAATTTTCCCGTCCCATTTTTTATCTAATAGACTTTGCGTTAATCCTTCGCATAAATCGGCTCCAATATCTAACGCAATCCCGTTACTATTTGATAAATCAATACAGGTATTATATAACTCAACAGGTGCCCTACAAGGAATAGCACTATCAAAAAATGAATAAAAAATATCAAGTTTATTCATTTTTATTACCTATTAACTTTTTATATTCTTTTTCGGTTATTTCCTTGAAAGAATATTTCTCAACATAAAGCAAGGTTTTTTGAAACTCTAATAATGATTTAAGTCCATATCCCATTGTGGGTATTTTAAACTTAAATCCGCCATGCATTTTCACATCAATTTGAAAGAAAGCATCTTTATTTACTTTGGTCGCCATTATCAAATGTCTTTTTAATTGTCTGAATACTACGATATATGGTACCGTCAGCCATTGCAAGATCATGGCTAGTGTAGCAATTATCAGTAGGTGTATTCTTAACTGCTTCAATGCAAGCATCAACCACAGACATAATCATTTTTTCTAAAATCATATGGTCTGCAGGATTTAACATTCCTGCTGCATGAATGAATTCTTGAGGTGAACGTCTAACAAGATATGCCCCTCTGCCTATATCATTAAATTTTACCGCATCCATTACACCAACTCCTCGACTACACCTAGTATTTCTGCTAGAATTAGTAATCCACCTGCAATGATAAACTCACCATTTATTAGAGCAACACCTGCTATGATTCGAATTGCACTCTTAACAAGGCTAACATAGAAATGCCCCTTGCTTGTGTCTTTTGGCTGTATTTCAATCATAGCAGGAAGATGGGGACAACGACCTTGTTTCCAGTCGCAGTTTGGGTCTATTGCTTTAAGGCAGACCGCACACCTTTTAGATTTTTCTCTTGTTGCCATTATATTCTTTCAACAGAATTTTGATAGTAATGCTTTTACTTCAGGGAATTCTTTTTGCTCTGCTAATACTTGATCGAGGCTTTCAATCAATACCAGGCTCATCAATTGTTCGCTCATACGACGACGCCGCAAGCTTAGAGTAGCTTGCCATTCTTCAAGTTCATCTAGCATTTCAAAAGACCACATAATGTCTAGCATTTCAACTTGCTCTTCAGTTAAATTATCAATATGAATACTCATAACAATCCTAAAATTATATTATATAAACTAATCGTCTCTGTGTCAACAGAAACGGCATACTACATGGGGAATTCAAACACTATTGGCTCAAACACTTGTTCTTTTTTATGTTCTAGTGCTTTTGCCGTAATCAAATTATTTGCAATTTGTGATCTGTCTTTCACATTCTTTTGTCCAAGTATAACAATGCCATGTAATGAGTTATTCTTTTCAACTAACATAATGACACAACGCCCTGCGGGGTTAGTAAATCCTGTTTTAGATATTAAAATGTTATCAAAGACAAAAAGACTAGGATTGGTGTTTCGCAAATTGACAGTAATATTCTTTTTACCTTTTGGTACAGATATATGATCATTACGTTCTTTAGAAATATTTCTAATTACTTCGTTATCTCTAATCTTCCATAAGAATGTAATTAGATCTGATGCAGTACTAGTATTACCTTCTAATAGACCAGAGCTATCTACAATCTTAGTATTAATTAATCCCATACCTCTAGCATATTCATTTGCATCCAATATGAACTTAACAAAGCCGCCGGGATATGTATTAGCTAATGTTTCTGCGGCTAAATTGTCTGAATTAATAAGCATAGCTCGCATAAGATTATTGCGAGAGATCATCATTCCTTTTGAAAATTTACCTCGACTTTTACCCTGTACCTTAACTTTCTCATCTAATTCTACGCCACTACGCAAAACAACTATTGCTGTGAATAGCTTAGTAATACTAGCAATTGATCTAACATCATCTACATTATATGCAACCTGCGATCTATCTAAATCATAATCATATAAAACATACGCTCCTTTTTGAGCATATACTGTTTGAGTTACAAGTAACAATAGAGCAAGGATATACTTCATAGCATATCCCTGCTTTTATAATAACGATACAATTTAAAGTAATAAGTGAACTGCTTTGGATAAACCTCTGGATCAGGTAACTTATCACCCCAGTATAATTTTACTTCATCATATAATTGTATAGCTTCTTCGTCTGTCATACTTCAAATACCTTTGCAAAGTATGGATCTTTATCATTAGATTCTCTTTCATACCTTACATAACCCCTTGGATTACATAGTACACGAGTCGATCCAACCATATAATCAAATTGATTATGCGTGTGACCGTGTGTCCATGCCTTAATCTGAGGATTCTTTAGAATAAATTTTGTTAGATCAGAACTATACGCACCGTTCATTATAGTATCATCTTTATATCTAGGATGTGTAGATTGTTTGCTAGGAGCATGATGTCCTACAACGACAAACTTCTCATCGAATTTATTATATACAACACTATCAATATAATGCATCATTTTCTTGTGGTCTTCAAGTGCATCTTGAGTTGAAAATAGCGGAACATATTCAGTAGTTTTAGTACCTTCTTGTATCATTCGGCCTTGGTCGTCCAAAATATATTCGCCTTCCAAATTCTTTTTGTAGACTTTGAACTGTCTATACCCTGTTTTGTTTCCGTTTTTGACAATCTGAAAATCGTTCATCATACCGTTTACATTACTCAGAGTATCAGAATCTTCATTATTCATGTCCGTCCATAGCGTACCACCAATAAAGGTAATGTCATCAATTTTAACACTATCTTTATCTAGAAAATGAACTCCGGCTTTTTCACAAGCTTCGCCAAGAAATTTAGGCGACACAGCAAAATCACCATGATAATGCTCATGGTTGCCCATGATATAAATTACATCTTTGTATTCTTTCTTACAGTTATGTAGGAACTCGATGAATCTGTGACCCTTGTATTCTATAATTTGATTGGTGTCGCCCAGAGCAGTCTCGACCTCATTGGCTAACATAATGTCACCACCAAGGATTAATACATCAGCATTTTCAGGATTAACAGGATACCAATCTCCAAATTCTAAATGGATATCAGATGTTAGTGCAATTTTCATTTCGTTCTTTTCTTAAATTCTCTATCAACATAATATTGTATTAGCGATCTTTGAATCATAGTGACAAGGTCGCCTGCATCATTATCAATTACAAATCTAACAGGACATTTTGCCCATGTACGAGTTTCATTAAAATCGGCAAACCATTTACGATGTAGTTTATTTTTAACATCAAATACTACATAAATTCTATTAGATAATGCAAGTTTAGACATAGTATCATTTAAATAAAAGTAAAGACATTATTACTGCTTGCGCAATAAATCCCACTCCAATTGTAATAATGTTAAGAGAATCTTTCAATACTATTGCTTTTACAAACAATAATACCAAGCCGGCCCATAACAAAAGAACAATATCAATACTGGGAGTATTATCACTCAATCCAGTCATCAATGCTAATAGTGACGGCAGGGTTGCACAATGTAAAACAATAGCTGCCAGCCACCCTAATGTATCTGCAGATATTTTATGCAGATGCACATCAAAAAATGTTTTTACCGATTCGATATTAAATTGCATTTTTATCTCCGTAAAAAATATGTCTGCCTATTTTTTCAATTCGAGGCAGTTTCCAACCTGGGCTCACATAGTCTGCATGATAGTATAGCGCATTCTTTAATGAGGGTAATCTAAAATTCTCAAGCAAAACTTTCTTTGCTACTTCTTCACTTTCTTTCCACAGCTCTCTATGTATTGGTCTTACTTTACTTACACTTTCACAATACCAACTAAATTGGCAAATGACTTTTTCATATACAATATTCTTCTGATGTACTACTCCACATACTGAACTGGCGAATTTGCCTGATGCTACTCGGTTCATTGTAACTTGCGCTACACCAACTTTGCCTTCAAATGGTTCTGATGCCGCTTCCCAATAAATGTTCTTTGTCAAACATTCTAATTGCTTTGTCTTTTCTGCGGCCGTCACATAATTAGCACCAAGGCCAATTCTGTTTTGCTTTAGATAATTTAATTTCTGAAAGCACACATGAGCTACCGCCCATAGTACTAGTGAAAGGCCAACTACCTTTAATATTTTTGCAGGTACATTGATGAACACCGAGGATTTCGGTTTTAAACTAATTTTCATAGTTTACTCCTATAGGTTTTCCCCTCTTAAAAACTAAGAAAACGAGTGAATTAATAGCACTGTTCTTTGGGGATTTTTGTTAATCACATGCTAATTATATATGAATTGACTCTAGAAGTCAATAAAAACCCGATCAGGTGCCGGGTCTTTTTGCCGAAACTTATTAGGCCGGTGTACCTAAGGCAGGTACTTCAACAGCTTTCCAATTTATAATGGACTCATCCCATTCATATCTTGTTCCAGTTGTTGTTTCTGTTGGTGGCACTGCCTCTGGTTGTGCCACCGGTGCACCCCAAACGCAAGTGTCTTCATTTAATGACCAACTTGGATAAGGCATTGGCGCATAAAATGCATCTCTGCCTGCATCATATACGGAACCGATGCCTGCATAATTTTTGCGCAACGGTGTACCGCCATTTCTATGCACGCCAGCGTATGTATTGTAGCTAGTTTGAACCCATGATGATGGATCGCCAACTGCACCCGAATTAATAAAATCTTGTTCAGCAACGATGACTTGTGATACGATGCCGTTCTCTACTTTAGCAAAATGTGCCATTTTTACCCTCCTTTAAATAAAACCTACCATGGCATCTTTTTCATACCAGGCAATGATTAAGTTGTTTTTGATGTAGATCATAGTTGGATTTGCATCTGTTGTTATATCGTCAAAAGTAATACGACCTTCAAATGCTTGCTTAGCAAGGGCAGGGTCGCTTGTACCTAAAATATCAGCGGTTATATTGGCCGGATTACTTAAGACGAAATCTGCTATTGTTGTTTGCATACTCTGTTATTTATATACTCTGACACCTTGTTTTATCCAAAATTACAGAGTTAATAGTATATTGGAACTCAATACAACATTTGCGCTACCATACATGAACCATTCGCCGATACTAGCGTTCGCGCCGCCTGAAAATTCCATTTTGTTTTCCTTAATGTCCGAATCTTGATGTAGCTGGCATTTTATACCTTTAAATTCTTGATATGAGTTTTATGTACACGGCATTGTACTTGCCCATTGTAGTAATCTTCTGTTTCTAAAACTCGTCTATCCATTTGTTCTCTTGCTTCTAAATAATTACATAGTCCTTTGTTAGGGCATATGTGTAGTATCTCTCTGATAAACTTATCCTCACCGTGGTTTTGCACATCTGTTCTAACCTCTTCAGATGACGACCAATAATCACGCCAGTCTGACTCGACTTTGAGGCGTTTTTTCTTACCCTTTACCATTTTGGTCTTACGAAACCAAAATAGCTTTTTGCCTATGTACTTACGACCCGTCACATTGTTTGTAATTAAATAAACAAATCCATATGCATCTTCAGGTATTACTTCTAACTCTGCATTATTGTATAACCACATTTTAAATACCAATATTAAATTAGTATTTATTGTTCGACAATCTCCCAAATATCTCCACCTGATATAAATTTATTTGGTTCGTTTCTGGGAGGTACTAGAAAGTAATCGTCAGGATCAGTCATTACGTCCTCGATTCTTTCTGTGGCAAGCCCGTTACCCATTTGTCCTGTTTTGTGTAACATCGTAGTCTGAATAGATTTTTTATATCTGTGTCCTTCAGACTCTTCCGTGGACATATATTTTTTTTGCTTTTCAGAGAATACTTGTTTCTGTTCCTCTGTCCATTGCCTTGAATTGGCACAAGCCCGGGAACAATAAGTCCCAGGTTTGCCGTGGAGTGTCCCGCATTTAGGACACGTCTTCGTCGTAGTTATCGAGGTCTTCGTATTGGGCATCCTTGTGTTCCTCTTCCATAGCTGAACCGCAGAAAGGACAATATCCTACCTTGTAATACTTGTCATCAAGATCGTAATTTATCTTGAAGACAGCGTCGCATTCGACGCATTCGTTGTGCTGTCTCTTTGCCATGATTGTCCTCTCTTTTTAGCTTCTGCATCAAATACTCTTAAACGAAGATCAGATGAACTGAAAAAGTGATCTCGCTTATTAAAGTATAATTCTATTCCTCGTTTCATGCAAATCTCTTTGCCTGTATATTCTGTATCTTTATATTCTTCTCCTAAGATGCGAACATCAATTGGTAAAGCCATAAAGATATCTTCTAATTCTTTTTCTGTTGAATAAACAATAATCTCATCAACGTGCTTGCAAGCTGATACCTGAATTTGTCTTTCAATGATTGACTGTACAGGTTTGTTCTTGGTTTGTCTATCAAGTGTTGGATCAACTTGAATCGCAGCAATTAGGTAATCGCATTGACGCTTTGCTTCTTCCAACATGATTACATGACCTGCATGGAACAGATCAAATGTAGAACAAGTTATTCCCACTCGTTTTGTAATTTTCATATTTTCTCCACTTCAATATTACACTTATTTAAAAATTCTATACCATCAGTATTCCTGTAGGTATTTCTATAGAATACTTTATTTATGCCTGCTATGTGTAACAACTTAGCACAATCAAAACAAGGTGCATGAGTGATGTATATTGTAGCATTTAGTCCTGATTCATTAGACTTTGCCAACTTACCAATAGCATTCATTTCAGCATGAATAACCTCTGGTTTTGTTTTCCATCTGATTGAACCCAAAGTATGAACTGGCCCACCCATGTCAATCACATATTCAGATTCTTCATGTATTTCATCCTCGCAATTATTATCCCAGCCAGCGGGGGTTCCATTATAACCTATTGAAATAATTCTATTATCTTTTGTAATAATAGAACCAACCTTCAATCTTCTAGAAGAGGATAGTTCAGCATATCCTTCTGCCGCTTTCATATGTGCATGATCAATCTTGTTCTGCATTCCATTTCCCTTCAGGACATTTTTGTCCCCTCATCAAAGTCTTACCCCAAATAGCACAACCGCATTTACTACATGCTTTGATGCCCACATAAGTTGTTAGGTGTTCGCAAGAATTGCAGATTGCTCGACGCTTATCGTAAAATGCAATTTTTATTTCTGTATTGCTATCCATTTTTTGCACCAATAATTAGGTTTCACTTTAGCGTCCCAGGTCTTACAATTTTTTGTACCTGGAACATAAGCATTACAATTTGCACAATTTTTATCTGTCTTGGCTTTATCATATAACGGTGGCAGATTTTTAGGAATCGGTGTACCGTCAGGATATTTTCGCTCTCTTAATTCTTTAAAGTTTTTCACGCCTTGCCCCATACATCTCCCCATGATCCGGTTGATGCTGCCTTGGCATAATCTGTTGATCTGTTCTCAAAGAAATTGGTATGTGTCGGTGCATTAATCATTGTTTCAACCCAAGGCAATGGATTCTTTTTACGCTTAAAGATGCCTTTAAGACCAAGACTAATTAGACGTCTATCGGCAATGTATCTAATGTATTCTTTTACTTCGTGTTCAGATAAGCCTGTGATTGCCCCAGTCTGAAAAGACAATGAAATAAATTTATCTTCCAAATCCACCATCTTCTCCGCAATCGTGTAGATCTTCCCTTTAAGGTCATCGTTCCATATCTCCTTGTTTTCTTCTACGTATGTACGGAATAATTTAATCATAGCTTCGGCGTGCTGAGTTTCGTCAACAATAGACCAAGTAACAATTTGTCCCATGCCTTTCATTTTACCATGACGAGGAAAATTCAATAACATAATGAAAGAACTAAACAATTGCATACCCTCAGTGAAGGCAGAAAAGGCGGCAATGTGTGCTGCTGTAGACTCCAATGTGGAATTTTGTGAAGACAAGTTTAACAAGTAGTCATGTTTGTCTTTCATTTCTTGATACTCAAGGAATTGATTGTAAGTTGTATCAGGCAATCCCAATGTCTCAATCAAGTGTGAATATGCTGCAATGTGTAAAGCTTCGCGTGCCGCAAATCCCAATAGCATCATGCGTACTTCAGGCTGCGGAAAATAAGGTAAGTAATTGTTAACATACCCACCAGCAACATCAATGTCTCCTTGAGTAAAGAACCTGAAAATATGTGTAAGGAATTGTTTTTCTTCATTTGTTAATTGTTTCTTCCAATCTTTTACATCTTCAAGCATTGGTACTTCTGTGTGAAGCCAATGACTTTGTTCGTGTTTTAACCAAGCATCATATGCCCAGGGGTAATTAAATGGTTTAAACGAATTACGTTCGTCAGTCAGTCTTGATTTAATTTTTTCCATTTAGTTGTAACCTTTTTGTACATTTTCGTTCTTTTCTTCACACTTGTTGCATTTACATTTTATACAATCACAACCTTCAGTTAAACATCTTTTATTGCAATGTTGTTCACAGCCACACTTGCATTTGTAACGTATATATCTTTCGTGTAGAAATTGTTCTGACATATTTGTTTCCTTTATTAACCTTCACACGCTAAACAGGTATCACCCTCAATTATAGCTTTCATATCCAACTCTTTAATAACTTCTCTCTCAATCTTTTTAGATACTTTATCAGCTTTACCGATTTTTTCTGAGCGGCAATAGTAAAGTGTTTTCAATCCTTGTTTCCATGCCATGAAATGAACAGCATGCAAATACTTAATATTCGAATCTGGTCTGAAGAATAAATTAATAGACTGCGCTTGATCTATATATTGTTGTCTATCGGCAGCGTGTTGAATAACCCAACGCTGGTCAATTTCCATAGATGTTTTAAAAACATCTTTGTTCCAATCAGACAACCAGTCTAAATGCTGTACTGATCCGTCATTAGCAATGATGCTAGACCATACTTCATTATACCAATCTTCCTTACGTGTCTTTGCTTCTTCATTAATGATTGCGTCTAGCCATTTGTTTTTGTTGAGCATTGAACCCGACAGAGTATCCTGTCTATATGCGTTCGCACGAAGGGGCTCAACAGAAGGGGAAGTATTACCCATAATGATAGAAGAAGAAGCGTTTGGAGCAATAGCAAGCATATGAGAGAAGCGGCGTCCAGTACCTGTCGCATCAGGTGCTTCGCCTCTTTCTTTACCCAATTCAAGATTTGCATTGTTTAGCTCTTTTCTAATTTTGCTGAAAATTTTGTGATTGGCTCCGACTGCCATTGCGGATTCCCATGGGAGATTGTTTTTCTGCAAGTAGGCATGCCAACCCAGCGCACCGATGCCGATACTTCTTTCACGCATTGCGGAATATTTTGCTCGCGAGATGGTGGGAGGTGCATTATCAATAAAATACTGAAGAACATTGTCAAGCATTTCTGCAACATCACGAAGGAAAAGAGGATCGTCTTTCCAGACATCATAGTACTCCAAGTTCAAAGAAGATAAGCAACATACCGCAGTACGATCTTTATCTGTAGGTAAAATAATTTCAGAGCACAAATTGGATTGTTTAATGCTTAGTCCCAATTTCTTTTGAAACTCTGGCATCATTCGATTGCTTGTATCTATGAAGTGTAGGTATGGTTCACCTGTTTGCATACGCATTTCAATAATACGTTGCCATAATTCTCTAGCAGGTACTGTGTCTCTGACAACACCTGATGATGGGTCTTTTAATTCCCATGTATCATCTGCATCTTTGTCTAACATACATTTCTCAACCAATAACATAAACTCATCAGTAACATTAATACCATGATGCAAGTTCAATGCTCGCATATTAGGATCACCTGTTGGTTTTCTCATTTCTAAAAATATGAGAATATCAGGGTGACTAATGTCCAAATAAGCAGCGTATGAACCGCGACGAGTCCTACCTTGTCTATAAGCAAGCGATGATGCGTCATAGGTGCGAAGATGAGGCATAACACCAACAGACTTATCATCAGCCGAACGAATTCCAATTCCAAGTCCAACACCGCCTCCTAACATTGATAACCAATTTACTTCCGATAAAGTATTGACCAAACCTTCAGCACTATCGTCGAGATAAGGTAAAAAACATGATACAGGAAGGCCACGCTTACTACGCCCAAAACTGAGAACAGGAGTAGAATAAGACAACCAATGTCTAGAAGAATACTCATATAATCTTTGCGAGTGCTCCTTATTGGAGCCGAATGCCTTAGAAACGAATGCAAATCTCTCTTGCGGGGATTGTTCCTCATCCTTCATGTAACTTTCTTTTAATCTTTTAATTCCCAATTCATCAAACAAACTATCTCTAGCATAGTCGACATTGATCCCATGGACTACATCTTTAGTCATCTTTACTCCAATTTTTAATTATTTTACAGACTCAAAAATACTTTTTTGTACTTGATACCATTTAATCCAAGCGTCTTGCTTTACTGCGCACTCGTAATACGTAGTATAATTGCTTGTTACTGTTTTTGCTACAGCACTCAATGCCTTTTCATCCTCTTTTAGTTTTTCTAAATCAGGACAAGGTGCCATTAATAACTGCGAGACCTCTGGGAATTTTGCTCTAACAGGAACGGTTGTTGAGCAACCGGTTAGAAGAAGTGCTATAACTAATAAAATATATTTCATTTTGCCATCTCCGCAGCATCATTATGTGCTTTAACAAATTCTTTGGGGATTATACAAGTGTTGTCATACTTGGTAACTTCCCTATCAATATATTGAACAACATCTTTACCCCTTGTTTTAATGTATTCAGTTTTCTTAACAACTTTTTCTACTATCTTAGTATTTTCTTTTGCACTTTCAACTTCAGCCGCCGCGACTTTTAATTCCATCTCAGCAATTCTAGCTTGCCATACCATATTAGCATTCAATCCACCTTCGAGGAATAGGCCAAACGCTACTAGCGTATAACCTAGTACCTTAACGGGTATGTTATATTTTGAGATAAGGGGAATAAAGCTGAAGAACATTCCCGCAAGCAATGCGAGAATGCCTGCACCGAGAATAGCATGAAAAACCCAAGTTGGTAAAAAAGTAAATATCCACATATGATAGCTCGATTGGTGTTTGTCTTTTATTTATTAATAGACAACTCTTACAATTCTTTAGCTAGGGGAAATACTTCAGATATAACCTTTGCACAGGCTTTTGCAATATCAATATGTTCTTTTTGTGTGCCATTTTCTGATCTTAGTTGAATATAGTGTATCCAACTTCTCAAAGTGCCAGCCATGTACAGTCTAGAAACTGTTAGACCTTCGGGCAAGACTGCTCTGGCTTGTTCTTTTGCAATACCATTAGTAACAGCCCAGGTATATGTTTGTTTTGCAAGTTTAATCATATCTTGTTGCTTTTCAACCCACATATTATTCAATTCTATATTGTCAGCATTAGTTAGATCTAGATCAATAGAGTTTTGTCTATTTGCAGTATCCTGCATTCTAGCCTCCCTGATATTAAAATCCAATTCCTGTGTAGGATCAGCATACCGCTGGCTGAACTCTTGGAATGAAAAACTTCTGTGTCTCAACATTTGCCTTGCAATGTCTCTTGTAGTTTCAATCTCAAGAGTCAATGACACCATCTCAAGTGGAGACCAGTGTTTATTTTTAATTAGATATTTAATTAATTTTTCTGATGTATCTTTATTAGTCTGATTAGATGGATTAGAAACTCGAGCACAAAATGCTACGAGCTCCGTCATATTTTCCGCAAAATATACTGCGGGTTGTGAATAGGAAATAACTTCAACCTTCATCGTAAAACTCCATCCCATCTATATGTTCTAATTGGTTTATCTTGTTCATATGTAATTGCTGCTTCCCAAGCATCTTTTGCAATTTGTTCCAAACCTTCTGCAGGGACAACAACTTGATTATATTTACTGGCTAGCCACCATGCTTTAAATGTTTCGTAATCTTCTGGTTTCATATCAATCCCATAGTCCTTGATAATATTTACCAAACAAACGGAATCCATTTGCCTTTCTAGATTGATGGGCGTCTAAACCCACATGGTCAATTTTAATTTTTTCCAATTGACCTAAAAAATCATGATTTATTTTTTCAACATCGGAATGATCAAAGAACTTTTCTTCGCTTTTTGTATCTAAATTTTGTTCAAATGCCCAAATCATCTCATTCAAAACCCAATCCCATCGTTTGAAATGGTTGTCATCAATATCATAATCATTTTCTTTTGCTGGTGCAGAGGTGCTACGAAGTTCAACAGGAACATCCTCATCATCTACACCTGGAGCGCCATGCTTTGTTTCTTGAAGTTGTTTAAGCATTGGAACGACAATATGAGAAAGAGTATAATCCATACTCCATGTATCCCATTTGTCAATCTTAACATAATTGATCTTAGGATTAATAAAATCAAGAACTGTTTGAATGCCTTCGCAAATAGGTTGTAAACGATCAACCCATTTTTCATATGGTGGATTGGGTTCATTTTTGTGATTGTAAAATATGTCGTCGTTTTTTTCCCAAAAACAGACAAATTTTAATATAGTATATGGACTGATCCAATGATACTTGTATTTGTTTATATAAACTTTCATTCTTTAACCTTTGTTACAAATGTATCAAATTTATAATCATCGCTCCAGCGTTTTGCGTAATCATTATCAATATCGCATAACGCAAGAACTTCTTCTTTATTCATAACTCTGTGAGAAATAATATTTTCACCGATATGTTCTTGGCTAAATTCTTTAGCTTCTTGCATTACAACTGTATCAAGTGCCCATTCAGATTTGCCTGCAGGTACCTCAACAACGTATCGTTGACGGAACATTGATATACACTCAACAAGTACAAGTTGTGTTTTAACTTTTTTCATAGTCCAGCTTCCATCCTTATTATCGACCCAATCAATTACATCACCTACATCCCAACCAACTTCTTTTAATATGTCATCACTCAAAGGCAAAACCAAATTGCCATCTTCGTCATTTACAAGTGTAATAATTTTTTTCATTTAGCACCTCTTCCATTCTGTAAATTTAACTTTTGCCTGTAACCCCGAAAAAATATTTTTAGATATGATTTTAAACGGGTCACGGTTATTTAACACCATATCATTTATATCTTTTTCGTCAATTGTCTGTGGCCATATAACTACATTATATTGTCTTTCAATGATCTTGTCAAGTATTTTGCAAACTTCTTTGTTCCTAGGTTGATTGTCCATTGCGACAATTAATTTATCTTTTGGTAAAGATAATGAATCAAGTTTACCAAATGTAGTACCACCGACTGCAATTGAATTTGGTAGGAATAAGCTATCAATAGGACCCTCAACTACATAAATCGGTTTTGTTTTATCTACGTCTGCAAGCCCAAAAATTAATAAATCATCTTCTTTAATTTTAATAGTGACATATCTTAAACTCTCACCCCGCAATGCTCTACAAGTAACGCCTGCCAATTGACCATCTAAATTATAAAATGGAATAATCAAACGGGGTTCTTCACCTTTAACATTCTCTCTATACTTCTCATTAAGTTGTGATATGTCTTTGATATTCTTAATGAAATACAGTCTATTAAATTTTTCTCTGGGGATTTTTCGCTTTAAACAGAATTGAACTGCTTCATTGTCTTCGGGTAAGGTATCAAGTCTATCCAATATTTTATCAAGAAGAGTTTCCTCTTTCTTTTCAAACACTGGTTCTTTCATTCTAAATTTGTCTTCAATCTTTTGATGGGGTTTATTTGTGGGCAAGCCTTCATTATATCTTTCCATCACATATTGATTATATTGAGAACCATCTAATTGTTTTAAGAATGAACCAAAGTGCATAGATGCACTACAATTATGGCATTTGTAATATAACTCATTTTTGGAGGCATAGAAATAGCCTCGCGTTTTATTTTGCTTTTTTGACGAATCGCCGCAAATGATACATCTGCAATTATACAGCCGTTCACTTTTTTGTTTGAATTGCGGTAAACGATTGCTAATTAATTTTAAATATTTTAGGTCAGTAAATAAAGACACAAAGACTCCTGTACGAAGCCTTAATTATAATATACTTTTGACTAGATGTCAAGCATTTAGAATAATTTTTCTAATTTCAAGTGAGCCAAAACATAACCAATAACAATAGCGCCGCCCATTATCATCCAGCGCCATTTTTCGATTGTGGTAATTTTTTCGGCAATTGCTTTATGTTGTTCCGTGCTAGCTTTATTTTGAGCGTCTAATTTCTCAATAACTTTATCATGTTTTGCTTCTATGTCTTTATGCAAGTCATCTCTCATATCGCTTATTCTATGGTGCAATGTAGCATAATTCTCATCTATTCGTTGTTCTATTTTTTCTAGACTACTAGTAATGGATGTAACTTGTGTTTCCAAAACGGATACGCGAATGTCGGTGTCTAGGTCTCTTTTAGTTGTAGTTGTAGATTCAACCATTTGTTTTCCCTCGTTTAAACATGGCGTTAACTACAGTCCATTTCTTTTGACCCTTCTTGCTTACTGGAGGATCTGTATCTAGACCAGCTACACCTGCGGTAGCCATTGCATTATTGGCAGCAGCTGCTGGGCCGGCACCAATTTCTTCATTGAATTGTTTGAATGTGAAAATTTTACTCTTATCCATAGCTTCATTTATTTCCTGAAGTTCTTTTGTTAAATCCTCATCTAGCCTCTTCAAGAATTTTTCTTCAAGATTTATAGACTCTTTACCGTTATTTAATTCTTCTCTAACTAAAGAATAAGCGGCAGCCAAGGATACTAATTTTTTATTTTCGATTGGTACTTTGTTTATGATTCTTTTCAATCTGAATACTAAACGATGCAATAAAGTATACGCATCTCTTTCTTCAACAGTATTCAAATCTCTCATACGCTTTATTTCTTTGCCTTTTGCATCTATAATGCCAAGACGAAAAGCCTCCGTATTTTCAAACGGAGTAACAAGCATATTTAAAATTCTGAATGTTATAAGTGAATCTACAAATTTTCCCATTTTATATCTTTTTTAAATCTTCTAAAATTTTTTCGTCTATTGGTATTTCCGTATCAAGTATTTCAACACCTGGCGGCACAATTACCTTGATTGGCATATAATTTAAAAATACCAAAAATGCTTTTATTTGAGGCCAGAAGTTTTCTTCCAATTTAAAGAACAACATTTTTGTTGTGGCTTCAATGCCAAATAAGTTACCAAGTACAATTATATGATTGAGTATCAATCGTTCTTTTAATTCTTTACCTACGTTGTGTTTTCTCAAAAGTCTTTTAATATACTTAAATCTTTTAAGATCATCGAGAAACTCATCCATGCCTTTGCAAGAAGGATTATCATAATTCTTTACTGCAAACATGGTAAAATTTTCTTCAGTCAATTCAAAATTCATATTCTTATTGTGTTAAGGTAAATGCCCCGTTTATTAATGTAACTGCACCAGACATATCACCGTCCGACTCTATACCAAAAGGATTATATAAAAATTTATTGGGAGCTCCCAATAAAGATCTTGTGGTTGTATAATCATTTGACGTATTTGTAGTATATATAACATTTGTAACTGCCGTTACGTTAGTGAACCACGTCTTCATTTGTTCTGGTTTTATACCAGGATTCATTTGCAAATATAACGCACCTACACCACATACTTGTGGAGCTGCCATTGAACTGCCGCTAATACTAACTTGTTTAAATCCGGAATCTTTGGAATAAGAAACTGCGCTGAAATCGTTGGTGTTACTACAAGCGCTCATAACATTTGAGCCAGGTGCCCATACATCAACGCCCGGACCTTTTTCGCTAAAGTTTGATACCTGATCTAAATTTGCCGCAAAAACCTTGTTATCAATACTACCAACTTTTATCGCTTGGTCATCTAAAGGACTAGAGCCTCTGTGATAGTAATAATCAGTTCCACCAAAAGTAACATAGTTATTATAATCTGCGCCAGCTGGAGTATCTATTTTATGGTAATTGTTGCCTGCGGCAATGATAACATGAATACCGTCATCTATCATTTCTTGAATGTCTACATCTACCTGCCCTTGACGAAAATTTGTAACAAAGTCTGCACCATTTGTCAAATTGACTAAGCCATAGTTTGCCCAGCGATAGCTAGCATTACCTGTAGTATTTGCATCATTATATGTAATGCCCCTATATGTTATTGATGATACAGTAGTATAGTTTAAACTATAGCCCCAACTCATATTAACAATGGTTGGTCTTTTAAATCCTGTTACGGGGTCTCTTGGTTTATTTCTATGCCATAGTTTGACAACGTCAAAGCAATCTGTAACTGAAATGCCTGTACCCGAATCGCCTGTGCCTTCAAGTCCATTGACCTTCAAAGAATATATCCTGGCATTCTTTGCCCAGCCAAATGTTCTGCCTGCAGCAATGCCCGCAACGTGTGTTCCGTGACCATCATAATCTCTGTAATGGTTTACACTTTGAGTACCACCTATACCAGATTCAGTATACCAATTTATCTGTTGTACTCTTGTGGCGCCATTGTTATCTCGAAACTCAGGATGGTTAACTTCAATGCCACTATCTTGTATGACAACATCAACACCTGTGCCATCTAATATGTAATCATAATTAGATGTGGTTGTAGTATTTGCACCATAATTGTTTATAGCACTATTGATTCTATTAAGACCCCAGTTTACTCTTGAGCCTGTTGATGAAGAACTTTTAGTAAAGTCATCAATTTGTCTACCTCTTAATACCATTATGACATCGTCTCTGTCTTTTAATGGTATCTCAACAGAATAAACTCTGGAGTCATCTTGTAGTATTTTAGCTTCATCATCAGTTAATGAATAATGGCAACTACGAAGGCTACCATCTCTATTATTGACGATGTCTACTCTTCTGTCCGGAACAAATTGCAACCCATTTGTATTGGATTCCATTTCTTGCCAAAAGGAGTCGTAGTCTACTCCTTTGTTTAAACTCACAATATATTCGCGCTCAAGCATTTTGTGTACCTGTTAATGGGAATTGTCTTAATTGGCCTGGCCATATGATTCTAACCGCACCGTCACTTCCATTTGCAGCTGATCTATTATCGCCACCAACGCCTCCGCCGCCGCCTGAGCCGGCCATAATTCCGCCATAATTAGATGAGCCATCGCCACCGTTTTCAGCAATATTTATTGAATTGCCGCCAGAGCCACCTACGCCATCAACCCCTTTACCATATATACCTACTCCGCCGCCATTGGCACCAACTACAACTCTTAAGGTGTCACTAGTATATCCTGCGCCGCCGCCCCCACCTCCGCCGCTATTTGGTGCGGCTGTATCACCTGATAAACTTGCAGCTGATGCAAGCGATCCTGTAGGTCTTTTACCTCTGCCACCATATCCACCTAAACCTGCATATCCTGCAGCACCGCCCCCGCCCGGTGGTCTAAATCCTTCTGTAGATGTATCTATTGTTCCACCAAAACCGCCGGCTGATCCTCCATCATATACTCCAGCAATTTGTCCGCCTGCTGCATTTGAGCTACCAATAACAATTTGTGCGGTTCCCCGTGAGCCGTTTGATCCACCACCTGCAATACAAGAAAATGCATTAGTTTGCCCACCGGCTGTACTTGCTTGTGTTGTTGTCCTTGCAACTGTAACCTGCCCCATACCACCTGCACCTACGACAATTGTATATTGTTGTCTTGGAATTACTGTTACGTTATTTCTATATGCGAGCGCGCCGCCGCCGCCACCGCCACCCACGCCAACTAAATCAGATCCTGCATCTCCGCCACCACCTCCGCCGACGCATACTACAGATATAGAAGTTACATCATCAGGACAAATCCAAGTGTAGCTGCCCGCAGAAATAAATTCATCTTGACC